CCTTACCTCTTACATACAGCATATTTTATTCTTCGATAAAGTACCAACTTCCGTTCATTTTCTCTTCCTCTGTCAGTGCCTCGTACTGCTCCTCGGTCACGTGTACGTTGATGCCAGGACCGTCCATGAGTGCGCCAACCGTCACCACCTTGGCTTTCTGCTCAGGTGTAGGGTCGTCGAAGTCTTGCGGCGAAGCTATGCCGATGGTGCCTCCATCGATGCTGATCTGTGCCAGTTCCTCGACGGTTTTCAGACGCTCATCAAGGTTGTGCTCTACATGTTTAGCCCTCTGCTCTTCAATAGCAATGTCCTGAGTGTTCTCGGGCACTTGGTCCAGACGCTCTTGCACTTCAGGACCAGTATTGTTCAAATCGTAATTCAATGCCATATCGTTGTCGTTTTATTTATCGTCGAAAACTTCACTCTCGCTTCTGTGTACGCGCAACTGCTGACCGTCACTGTCGCGTAGCGGCTGTTTGTTGCTGTCGCGCAGGTTCATCCATGCCGTGTGAACATCAGAACCATATACACGGGTATATTCCACATGACCGTCACCGCCTGCTGGTCTGTCGCAAATATTGGGTGTGGGATTGCTTGTCACGAAGCACAGCCACTGGTCGTTGACCTCACGACGGATGCCACCCTCCACATCCGAGTCGTTCACATCGTAGTTGCAAGTTGCCTTGACCCATCCCGCCATGTCCGAAGAATCGAACACCAGATAGATGTGACCTTCCTCATCCATCACCATATCCTTTTTCTCGATGGTGATATGCTGTTTGAAGAATCCCCATGACAGCACCACCTGGTAGTCATCATCAGCCTGCACGAAGTCGGCATGCTTGATGTTCAGCCAATACTTGGCAATATCACCCTTGGTGACGATTCTATCCTTATTCATACTCGTTCCTCCTTTCTTGTTTTGTTGTCATCATCTGCCAGCTTCATGAAAGGCTTAACCGCCATGTCAAATGCTTTGTTGTAGTATAGATTCTGCGAACTTACCACGCTACGATGATTGTAGCTCATTTCCACCAGCATCAGCGACGCATGGATAATCCTGGCCGGTACGGGTTTGTCTTTCGTGCCCCACTTCTGCACAATCTCGTCGTATGTCCGTCGAGTGAGTTCAAGCACCGTTTCTTCGGCACTCTCTCCGTAGAGTTCAAGCACGGCATCCTCGCAGTCAAAGTCGATGCGGGAGTGCTGCTTGATGTAGTCTAATGTCAACCATTTCATATCTATTTTATTTTTGTCCTTTATGGTTCGGGCAAAAACATCATAAAGGTTTACTTCGCAGCCTTTACCGTACAAAAAAGGCGAGACCCTACGGTTGGGTCTCGCCTTGCTGTGCTAATTGTGCATTCCACGCTTTCATGTCTTCCATGAGTTCTGCACGTTCATCGTCGGTCAGTGGTGGTTCGTCTTGGTAGTCGTCGTCATCCTCAAATAGTGACGGGAACATATTCGCAACTGTTTTACCATTCGAATCTCTCATGGCGTAGGTGGCTGCGTACACGCATTCAGCTATCAGTTGATGCTTTAGTTTGTCACGTTTGCGATAGCCTCTGATAATGCGGCGAGCCTCCCAGAACAGTATTTCATACAGGAACTCACGACGGCTGATTCCTATCTCGCCAACGAACAATTCATAAAGACCGTTGGCGGTTAGGCGTTTTTTGACTTTCTCGTGATGCGCTTTCCATTTGGTTTTTCTTCGGGTTCACCAACTGGTATTTTGTAGAATTCTATATACAGACCAGCAATCGTGCCGACAGCCAGTCCAAGTTCGTCTGGTGTGGCATGGAAGATGAGTTCTTTGTCCTCAATGGGGTTTTCCTGGTTCTGACTTTCATAGTACGCAGTCATGGCCGACATAATCAGATAGATAGACTTGCGACGGTCTGGTTCTTTTTTGTCATTCAGCCCGATGATGACTTCCTTGATGAAGTCGGTGCATTCCTCGTCAGCCAGAAGTTTGTAGCTGATTTCCGTGCCAAAGCAATAGGCCAGTGTGATTTGCTTGCCTAATAGTGTGATTTCTTTTGTGATCATATTCTTCTGGGTTTAAAATTTCCTAAATAAGAAAACCGCCCGTCTGCTTGACTATGGAGAAAAAAAGACAAGACAGGCGGACGGCCTTGATGGTTTATGCTCCGACCGTGTATGCGCCATAGCCTTGCAGCTGGGCGGTGTACGTTGCATTCTGACGGTTGGGACCGTTCAGCGTCAATGTCTGAATAATGACAGAACCGCTGGCGATAACGCTACCCTTTGTACGGTTGTTGTCGCCGCTGACGTTAGCAATCTGCCACTTCACAGGTAAAGCGTTCTTGTAAATCTCCTCGATAGTAGCCAAATACAACGAACCGACAGTAGATGTGATGGTGTCGTTGCTACGCATAAGGGCTGTAGTCGAGATGTCATAGTTCAAAGCCGTTGGTTCTTGTACTACCCAATCGCCATCCGTATCTTTGGTCGTTGCGTCCTCCAATGTCAGGCTGACATGCAGACTGAGCTGCTTTGCAGCGGCAATAACACTTGTAGGTGCCGACGCATTGTTAGTATTCAGGAACAAACGAACGAACTGGCCCTTGGTGTACGAACCGGCTGAAATTTCCTGAATGGTTGGTGTTGCATCAAGCGTATCAATAGCACCATATCCAGAGAATTGGAGGTTCTTTGAGCTATTCTCTCTGTCGTTGAATGTAAACGTTGCGTCCGACAAGTAAGCCTGGCCTGTATGAGCAAATCCCGTATCGGCTACAGGCGACTGGTTGTCCGTTGTAGAAACCTCGTCCCATATCAGTGTGAATGGTGTCAGCGACTTGATAGCCGTCAGCATGGCACCAGTGTCGCTTACATCGAGTGACTCCACCTGTACCTGCCATGACTTACTGACGACAACAGGCTTTGCAGCCAAACCAACGTCGTCCTTCGTACCGCCATCGTCAACGTTCGTGTTGAGCGTAACGACGCAATTGGTCGACATGCCCACAACCTTATACTTGCTGGCTGTTGAGTCGTAAATCAGGATTCGAAAGTTCTGACCTTTTAATGTTGCCATAATATGAATGTGTTAATTGTTAAACAATGTCGAGACGGAGCGTGAAAACGCCTGTCTCAAAATTCCTACCAACAGCACCGGCACTATACTTCACGTCTGCGGGAATCTCGCTGGTCATCTTGGCCAGCTCGTCGCGCGTCTTGGCTGTCAGCACGACGGTGCCATTCTTCAGCAGATCGTCGTATGGCGATGGCTGCTGTTCTGTGGTCTCAGCTACTGGAACTGCTACCACTTCGTCTTTCTTACTATTGCCCATCGTCGTTGTCGTCTAAGTTATAAACTTCACACTGATAGCGGAGCATCTGCCAATAGCACGGCTTCAACGAATCGAACTGGATAGCGTCAGCCGTGAAGGTGTAGTCGATGACGGCGGTCTCATGACTGCGGAAATAACTCAGGATGGTATCGCGCACTGCCTGCGTCAGTTCGTGCAAGTCGCTGATTGTCTCGCCTGTCACTTCCACGCCGATGTTCACCGTATCATAGCAACCCTCATACACATCATCCTTTGTCTGGTTCTGATTGTTCAGTCCGTCGAAGGTAACGATAATGTAAGGCACTGGCACGTTGTCGGCATCCTCGTCGGGCAGCGGGATGGCGGTGCCGTAGAGTCGGCCACCAATCCGCTCCACCAGCGCGGGGTTGCTCTGAATGGCTGCAATGAAGATGCTATCTGTCGCAAGGCTCATTATATCGCGTGTGACTTGTTATACATTTCTTTCAGTAATCTCTCCCTCTGGGGAACTGACGGCCGCACGGTCTTTGCTGCTGCATCGAGGGCGACCGTCAGAGGAACTAATCCCAGAAGTCGAGTCGAGAGAGTTTAGATGTCGCTTGTAGATGCGGGCTCAACGAGCTTGATGAGCTTGAAGGCCTGGGGCTTGCCGGAGGTGTTGCCGTTGACCTTGCTTGACATTTCAACGAGTGAGTAGTCAAGACCCATGCCCAGGGCAATGACATTTCTGTCAAAGTTTTCCTGACTTGTTCCGTCCACGTTGAACTCGATGCCGTCAGCATAGACCTGCTCGTTCAGGTAGCCGAAGTGACCGATACCGATGTAACGGATAGGAATCTTCTTGGTTTCGGGATCAACGAAGTCCTTCGTGCCGATGCCGTCAGCGTCGAACGAGTAGTCAATGAATGGGCTTACCTTGTAGCGGTAGCCTACGCACTGGGCATCCTGCACGACGGTGCGGTTGCTGTCGGTGGTGCCGGGGATGAGCTTCTTGAACTTCAGGTCAACCTCGGTGGTCTTGTCCATGATGATTTCGGGGTCGCCCTCGAAACCAAGGTCGTACATAGCGGCAATCTCGCGGGCGATGTTCTTACCGATGTTCTCGTCGAGAGTCAGCTCTACAACGTCCACCTTAGCGAAAGGCATGTCGAGCTTGTCGAATACGCCGTGAGCATAGACGTGCTGAGCACGGAAGATGGCCCAACCCTTCTGGAACTTGAAGGTCAGGAAGGCGATGATGTCGAATGCAGCCTGAGCGACGGCACGACGTGATACGGGAACCGATGCAGCGACACGCTGCGGGTTGGTCTTGATGTTGGCGAAGTCCAGCTTCTGCTCAGCCACTTTGGTCACCTCACCCTCGATGGTGAACTTCACATCGTTGATAGAGTAAGGGATAACCTGCGTGCCAGTTACGCCGGTCAGCATCTTTAGGTCGTCGGGCAGTTCGATGCCGGGCACCTTGGTGTCGATGATGGGGCGAATCTCGACGGGGATCAAGCCGCCTGCTTCGAGGTTGGCGGTGGTGTTCTGGTCGGCACCAGAGGTGATGGCGTTGGCGAGGATGGTGGTGGCGTTGGCTGCACGCTTATGGGTGAAGCAGTCGGCAATCATCTCGCGCAACTCCTTGCCCTTGTCCTCGCGGCTCTTGATGGCTGCGAGCTCGGCACCAGAGGCGAGAGCCTTTGCAC